TAATAACAGAGCGTTGCCCCAGAGCCGACGCGCTGCTATTGCCGCCCGCTGGATTGATTCGCGCTGGCGTTACTTGCACGCCTGACAAAAAAGGCAGGTAATAATTGCCATCCTGCGGAATGCGCGCCTGATTTGTGCAAAAGTTTATTTGCAGGCTTGATCGATTAAAGTTTTCAGGGTCTTGGCAGGATGAGCGAGTGTTAAAGCATTTTTGATTATCGCCCGTAAGCGCAGCGGCGCAGGGCGCAACGCCGTATTCAAGGCTGCAAAGGTCTTGGAATATTTGAACGACTTCTATTGGCTCGCGGCCAATTCTTTTATTCTCAGTCATCGCTAAAGCCATCCACTTTAAGCGTGACCGACATCAGGTCACGAATGCCCATGTTGCTCGGTGCTATGTCGCCATTCGTCCAGCAGTAGCCAACCTCTCGCGGAAATTTTGACGGATACCATGCGATGAAAAACGGCGTAGTCCTGCACGCTTTCACAAACGGCGAAAAATATTCACGATACCATCCCGCCGTTAAATGCTTCCACTCGAAGCTAGTGCTAACGCCTTTGCGAACGACAGTTCGACCCATCCACTGGCCGCTGTCGCTAATATTATTTTGGTACTCGGTGCGGCGGCTCATAGTGATTGGCGTGTGCCCGCCGTAGATAGGTCGCTGCATAACAAGCGCTTGACCAAGATTGATTGCGCCGATTTGCGCCTGACCACTCGGTGCTGTAATTCCTGCGCGCCAATAGCGAGCAGTGATCGTACTAAAGATAAGCATGATGGGTGTGTTATCTTCGGGACTCATTGATTCTAGCGTTGTCCACGTCGCGCCTTCATCTAGCGAGTATTCAATATCAACGACCGCGCCGATTGTCGCCAGATTGTGGGCGGCAATGCCGAGGTAGTCACAATCTTTTGCTGACAACAAATCAATGGTAAGTGTTGCCGGAAGCGATTCTGTGCGCCACTGGTCATACGTCAGGCCGTTAGTGACAGCCTCCGACGGAAAGCCCGCCGCCGCCGTCGATGCCGTCAAGTCAGCATCAGGTAAAAAGCTCTGATAACCGATGCGCGCATGGTTCATCGGATACGGCGGAAGCGTCGAGAGAGTAGAAAGCACAGCGCTGCTGTTAATAATAACGGCCATTAGGCAACACTCCCTAGAACGCCGCCGTCCTGCAACTCTTCGCCGATCATAGGAATCATATCTCGCACCATGTCACGCGAGAAAAATTGGCCGTTTAGCGCGACGTTTACAACCTGTCGCGGCTCGGAAGCTCCACCGCCTCCACCCGTTTGTGTTGTTGCTGCGTTAATCTGCCCCGTGGTCGAGCCTGTTGCAGATGCTGCGCCGCCACCGCCAAACGATTGCTTGCGAATGTTCGCGACCTGCCCGAAGCCATTCAGCGCAATCGCGCCTGCCGCAATAGGGCCGAGCGGCCAGCCCAGCTCTAGCGCCTTAGCCATGCCGGAATAAGTTGATACAACCGCCTGACTAATCGCCGCGGCTTTGCCAATCTCGAACATTTTTCGAGACTCGCTATTCATTAGCGACGTTAATCCACCAAATGCCTGAGAAAGTATCGCGCGCTTGGCGTCTTCTTTTTTCTTGTTTAGGGCGACTTCTTTGTCAGCAGCAGCTTGCTCAATGCTCAGCTTTCCGGATGCGTATCGATCCGCTGCGCCGAGCGACAAGGCATAGGCTTGATCTTGGGTGATCTGCTTGGCCTCAAGCGCAAGGGTCATTGCTTCGACTTCGGCTGCGTATTTCTCGTTTAACAGCTCAAGTTCTGTTGCATTGGCAACGCGAATGGCCTCTATGCGTGCATTGATGGCCTTTATTTCTTGTTCAGATCGACCAGAATCCATACTAACGACGTTGCCGCCGACGACTGCATCACGGGCCTGTACTGCCGCCTCTGCCGCCGCCTGCCCTGCCTGCTTTGCATTCTCGACAAACTGCTTGAATTGGTCGCCCGCCATTGGGGCGGACAAAACTTCGTCAATGTTTTTTGCGGCCTCGTCAGCAACAGCCAAGCTTTGGCGCCCAAACTCTTGAATTGACTCGATAGCGCCAGCCGCGACATCTGCCCCAGTGACCTCGGCAATCAACTTCCAGCCCTCAAGAACCATGTCGATGCCGCCCAATACCTTGCCAATAGCAAGACTGAAGCTGCCTATGATTGCGTCAGCAACGATGCGAACAATCCGCTTGATGCCGTCGAAGGCGTTCATTGCAAATGCAGCGCCATCAATCAAAGCTGTAAAGGCTGAATCGACAGCGCCTTCAAACCCTCCGGCCTCTTCGGCGGAGTCAACAAAAGTCTGTCCAACAACCCTGAGAATCGGTGCGATCTGTACTGTTATCTGTTGAGAGATCCCATCCAACGCCTTCCCAATAGTAGAGAGGGCGTCGTTAGCCATTTCGACTTTTGATGCATCGACATCAGAAAGGTTTAGCCCGAAAATCTCCGTCTCTTTTGCAGCCTGCGAGATCGTCGCAGGGTCTAAAAGGGCGATTAGTGATGCGTTTTTTGCGCCGAAAACATCCGACGCAACCGCCGCACGCTGCGAGGCGTCAACGTTTTTATTGATTGCCTCGTTTATTTTTAGGAACCGCTCAGAAAGGGGGAGCTTCATGACCTCCGCAGCAGAGAGGCCCATGGCGTCAAATGAACGCTTCTGCGCCATAAGCCCCTGCTCTGCCTTACCGGCATTTATGGATAGCTTTAAGCTTGCATTGGTAATGTTCGACAGACTGACGCCGGATAGGTCGCCAGCGCGCGTTAGCGTCGCAACCTCGGCGGAGGTTGATCCAATTTGCTTTGCAAGCTTTGCCTGCGCATCAATCGCTGCACGAGCGTCATTAACAAGATGAACAGCAATCGCCGAACCAGCAGCCGCAGCCGCAGCGCCAACCTTGAAAATTGAGCCTGCAACCTTGTTTAAGCCCGCCCGAGAACTAGACGAAAAGCTGCCGACCGAGGCGGAGCCTTCCGACATTCCACGCTTTAGGCTGGAAATATCCGCGCCGACGCGCACAGCAATTTCGCCAACTTCACCGGCCATAATTAATCCAATAGGTTGTAGAGTTCGGCCCACTTGTCATCGGCCGAAATTCTTTTATCGGGAGGAATCTTGCTTTCGTATAGCCACCAAAATTCGCGGGGGTGCATTCGCCAAAACTCAGACGGTGCAAGACCCCATTCGCCACACGCGACTAAGTACGTTTCTTTGACGTACCCGTGGCCTTTCTTTGGGGTTTCTTGCGTGTGGCTGGCGTTTTTGCAGTGGCGATTTCGCTTTGACGAAGGTGCTCGGGAGGGATCATCATTGTCAGCAGAGCCGACACTGCGCCGGTCGTGGCTCGCATTGCGTCACCGCCGAAGAGAGACGAGTAAACGTCCTGCTCATTGATGATGACGTTCTTACCACTGGCCGATCCTGCGTAGCGAATTGCCGCAGCAAACGCACGGGCGACCTTGGCGCGCTTGATGCCGCTTCCCACCAGCTCGTCAACGGTGATAATGTCCTCGACAACCTCAACAAGCCCCATCACTTTATCCGATGGCACAATGTATTCGTTGCCGCCCCAGCTTAGCGCGACCTCTTCGAATACGCTGCTCATTACACTGCCTCGGCTGTATAAGTCCACGCTTCGGATGACTCAAGCGAGATGCTAAAAGTTATTGCGTCGTTATACGGCGCGCCTTCTTCAAACGATGAGATTCTGAAATTACCCGACAGCGTTGCGGCTGTTGAGTTGGTCGCTGTGTCGAGAATTGGGAACTCGATTGTGATGTCGGTTAGCATCTTGCTGGCTGAGCCAAGGACAAGCGTTCGTATCTGCTCTTCCTTCATCAGTCCCTCTGCGCTAATGTCGATCTGTTCCTGTGCGCTCAACGCTTCAAGCACGCGCTTGCCGCTATCTTCGCCGGTTGTCAGATCAATAGACTCACCAGACCACGACAAGCTCGCGCTTCTGAGTCCAGCAAGTACAACGTCATTCTTTTTAAGTAGTAAGGTGCGACCTACGGCCATGGTTAAATCCTCTCGATTAACATTCTGAAAGTTTGAACCCCGTGGCGGGTTAAGCCGTCGGAGTCGGTGAACGATTGCGAGCTAACAAATTCTGTTAGGTCGATTCGGTATCCAGCCGCCGAAAGATTTGCTCTGTGCAAAACGTCGTAGATCGCGCCCTGAATTGTTTTCGTCTCTTTCTTGCCGCGACTGCGTGACCACGTATGAATCGTGATCGAACAGTCAGATCCGAGAGTCGTATTCGTGTCCCACTCGTTGTGGTTGTCCTCGCCAACCGTCACATAGGGGTAAGCCGTGTCTTGTGGCACGCTGTCGTAAATACCCGTGACCATTGCGCCGAGTGTTGCGTCACCGTTTAGCGCCGTATAAATGGCCGTCTGGACTGCTAACTCGTAGCTCATTTCTTGGCGTCCTTTTTGGCTTGGCGGGCCAGCGCTTTTTCTAGCTTCTGGCCGAATTGTTCGCGCATGATTGATTCAAGATTGGCGCGTGTTCTATCAATGGCGGGCTGAATAAAGGGCTTTGCAGCTATTGGTCGCTTGCCGCCTGTGCCGTATTCGATAAAGCGCCAGTAAAATGCGTCGCTCTTAACGTGAACCTCTGAGACCGGCCTATCCGGTGGGGATTTCTTGCGCTTTGCTTTGATATTTTTTCGCAGAGTGCCGGAGTCTTTCGGCGCGTTCGCCTTCGCGTCTTTCGCTATAACTGAGGCCACGCCATGAATGGTTGCGCGCATAAGGTTACGGGCATGATTCGGCGCGATTTCGTCGAGTATTCTTTGAATTTCTTTATCACCAACGATTTCAATACCGGAGGCTTTTACTTTCACAGTGCAACGCCTTCTTCGGCCTCGATGACCATGTAAGGGCTGCGACTTGTAACGGGGGGAATGTGGCGAATGTTGTAGCTCGCGCCATCGGAGATGATTCGATCATCTGCGCGCAGGTCACTGCGGTAACGGATAACGAAAGCGCACATTGACGTAGCGTTTAGCTGGTCGTATCGCTCAGATTCTTTGCCCGATAGCACGCGCTTCTTGCACCACAAATCGGCAACGACATTCGATAGCGTTACGTCCTGCCCGCCCATTCCGTCAGACGCCAATGATTCGCGCTGGATTGTGATTAGGTGGTCGAGTTCGCCAGGGTTAAACATCAGCCCACCCATCCCTTGCGATTCATGGCGATGATGCTGTCTGCCGCCATTGGAATAACTTTCGAGTTCGTGTCAGAAACGGCGAGTCGGCTCTCATACCAGTGCGACACAATCAAAATAATCGCCTGCCTGATTGCTGCCGGAACGTCTGAGCCAGCGTCACCAAAACCAGTGCTAAACGTGATTGTCACGGCATCGTCACGCACATACGTTGACGGCCACGTAATGCCAGTGTTTGGCGAAAGGGTCGCGCAATCTTCGTCACTGGTTAGCGTAAAGTCGGAAACCGTAAGCGTTTGGGTTGCGTTGTCCGTATCCCAGTATTGAATCGTCGTGATCGACTGAACCGGTGTAATCGGCAAATCAATGTCGCCCGATACTGACGGCATCGTTAATGCCCATGACTCAGTGACCAGCGATTTATTAATTGCGCCATTGGGTGCCGACACATAGTCAGTGGCAGCAGCAATAAGCGAATTAATAAGGTCGTCGTCTGCTGCGTGCTGAACACGCAAGTTCGATTTGCACTCGGCAGTCGTTACGGGATAAGTCGCAGCTACGCCAACCCTAGTTAATTTCATTTTGTTGCTTTCTCAGGTGCTGATTTTTTGGCGGCGGTTTCTTTGCCAGCGGAACGAACAGCAACGGCTTGGCCGCTCTCAATCATGCGTACTGCTTCTGCGTCTGAAACGTCGATTTCGTCGCCCATGTTTTGGCTGAAATCAATTCCAGATCGTGACGTTAAAAGTTTGATTTTCATTTTCTCACCTCAAAAAAAAGCGGCCCCGAAGGACCGCCAAATGTTGCTACAGGAGATTAAACCGCTGCGGTGATTAGGTGCTTCACTGCTGCTGTGTCGCCTAGCTCGCCGTCGAAACGGATCAAGCCAGCAATGCCCATATCAGGCCAGAAACGCTCTTTCAGAACGCCCACAACTGGGCCGCCAACTTTCCGCACGTAGTACTTGCTGAAATCGCCGTAAGCCATGACCTTCTTCGCAGCAGCCAAGCTATCCATCGCTTGGTTGATGGAGTAAGGAGCAGACACCGCGCCGATACGCAGGCGACCTTGGCCGTCCGGTGCTTCGGTTACGAGGTAGTTGCCTTGTCCATCTTTCAGCTTGCGAAGTGCCAACAACGTGCTGTCGTTGAACATGAAGCGAGCTTTAGGCGACATGCGATAAGCTGGATCAACCGAGTGAACAAAGTTAAGAACTTCGTCAGCGGTTACAGCGTTTGTCGCAGCAGCGGTTAAGCCGAGTGTTGAGGCGGTGACGATGCCGTTTGGTGCGCCCGAGCCAGTACCAACAGACAGTTGCAGGTTAGCAATGCGACCAAGACGCTCGCCCAGCAATGAGCCGAGCAATTGCTCCATTGAGAAAATGGAGTCCATGTCTAATTCCCAAGACCAGCGCACGAACTCAGTATCGAATGCGTAGGCGTCTAGGGACTTCTGGCCGAAGGTAACGTCCTTGCCGCCATCGTCAGTCAGCGCAGTGCCTTCTGTGTGAGCGCCTGCCGCTACAGCAGTGTCGTTCACGGTCGGCAACTTCATCGGATTGCCGGAAGCAGTCACGATTTCGGTGCAAATATCGCCGCTGTACATTGGGCCCCATGCCAGCATTGAGCGCACAATTTCAGCGGACAACGTGGTCGGGACGGTGAAGCCACCGGCAGTAGTTGTGCCAGCATTCTGTGCGCGACTCTCTTGTGCAAACTGAGTCATGCCGCGCTTGAGAACCTCTTTCTCAGCGTTTGACATAAATTCAGTTTGGCCGCAGATCGCCTTTGCGAAAACTTCGCGATACTCAGGCGCAACAGCCTCCTGCTGTCCACGAGCTTCGCTATCAGCGCCTTGTGGGCGGCGTGCGTCACCAGCGTTAGCGCGAGCTTCTGCGCTTGCAATCTTTTCTTCGCGCTCAATGCGCATGTTGATTTTGTCGTGATCGCCCATCATCTGGTCAAAGCGAGCTTCGATAGTCTTAGCTTCTTCGGCAGATGTCTTGTCGCTGATCTTGTCAAGTTCGTTACGGGCTTCGGTGGCCAAACGCGCCATACTCTCCCGCTGCTTCTGGATTTCTTCGAGTGTCATATCGTGCTCCGATTTTTAGACATAAAAAAACCGCCATTTGGCGGTTAATTGGTTGCCTTGCCTAAGGGCTATGGAGGCAAGATGAGCGGGAGCCGCTTATCTTATTTGCCGGTTAAGGCAAACTTCATACGCATCCGTGAACTAACAACGCTCGCGTCTACGCCTTTCGATTCTCTGTGCTGCTGCAATGAACGAAGGCCGATCTCTGTCCCGTCATATGCAGGTTTTGTCACAATCGATACGTCGAATAACTGAGCCTCCGAAATAGTTCGGAGCGGTATTTCTCCTGACTCGTCCCACTCTTGCACGACGGGCAGAAAACCAAAGCTCATTTTATCCAGGTCGCCGCGCTTCATCTTTGGGACGATTGCCTGAACGTCTGGATCGGCAGGATCAAGCTCTGTTTCCATGTAGAGTCCGCGCTCATCTTCTTTAATTGTCAGCGTGCCGGAACGGGTGCGAGCCAATGGGAGCCCTTCGTGGTTCACAAGAAAAACAACATCATCACGACCGATGGCCTTGCTAAATGCACCCTTCTCAATGACTTCTCGGAAGTAGCCGCCAATGTTTGCTTCTTCACCAAACACCGCCGCATAGCCAGACACTTTAATCGTGTCGCCTTCTGCGCGAATCTCAACGGGTGCGCCTGCGCGAAACTCAGTTGTCATTGTCGTTCTCCGTGGGTGCTTTAGGCTGCGAGCCGAGTGGAACGGTCGCGCCCTGAATAAGTAGATCGTTGCCGTGCGTGTCGTCTGGCCTGTTCTCTTGCTGGCGCGCTTCGTTCGGCTTGAGTACGCCGTTCTGGATGCCCGTCGCGTAGCCTGCCATGCGTGATGCAAAGTCGCCGCGCAACAATCCATCAAGATTAAATTCAACGTAGGTCTTGTTATTGCCGCGACCGAATAGCTTTAGGTTTAGCTCTTGCTCGACCTGCTCAACCCAACGCTTCATCGTGTGCTTAACGAAGTGCAAGTCTTGCTGTTCGGTGTTGGAGAACGTGCCATTGCTAAGGTCTTGCAGGAACGTAGGAGGCAGCGAGTAGATGCGTGCGTACTCTTCAAGCAAGAATCTTTTAAGCTCAACAAGCTGTGACTGTTCAGGGTTCAGGCCGATTGACTTTAGTTCGTGACCAGCAGGCAGCGTGATGGCAAGCCGTTTTTCTTTCGATGCATTTTTGACGGTCGATTCTAGGTCGTCACTGGCACGATTGAGCGCCTTCCCAGACTGGAAGTTGCCGGTCATAACAAAAGGAGGTACGCCGCCATTCTGGAAAAGCTTGCTGCCGTACTCAGTCGCCGCGATACCGAGGCCGATGGTGTCTTTATTTTTCAAGATGGGACTAATTGAGGTCAGCATATCCGCATCAAGCATGAACGGAATGTCGATTATCTCGCTGGCTTCGTAGGTTATAACCCGCTCGCCATCCTTGTAGCGGTAAATCTTGCGGCCATTACGACGCGCAATCGTCACATTCTCAGGGATAAGCGGCCAGATATTGATAATGCGACCAGCCACATTGCGCTCAATAAACGAAAGCGAGCGACCGCCTGTTAGCACTCGCTCGAAAGAGTATTTGCGCCATTCAAACGAACTCATTTCATCGCTTACGGCGTATTGAAGAATGTCGGCCAGACCTCCAGAAACGACCTCCCGACCGCCTTCTGTTTTTTTGTATACTTTCAATGGGAGACCGGCAATCGTTCCCGATATGAAATTAACCGCAGCCCAAATAGCAGGGACACCAAGAGCGGTATCGATTGTTACGTTGACCCCAGCGGAGCTCATCGAGCCAAGCCCAAAAAACTCCGCCCAATTCATTTGAGAGACAGGTACGGTCGGGTCTTCTACGCTGGCCCGCTTCTCTGGCGCGTCTTTTTTTGTATTCCACCAAGCCATTGAATTAACCCGCGATAGTAAAGTTTTCGTCTTCCCAAGGAGAAGGCGGCTCCTGTTCTTCCTGCTCGCCGTGCATGACGCCAATTGCCATTAGCAAGGCGGTCATGTCGTCGATTTTGTCTGCTGATCTTTTCTTGTCCGGTGCCATATTCAGGTTTTGATCACGGCGCGAGACGATATTGGAAGCGCACCACGAAAGACATGGGTCGCCGCCGTGGGCAAACTTGCCAGCGATATAGGCGCGCTCTAACGCCTGCATGGCAGGGTGATAACTCTTCGGCCCCTGTATAAATTCGATCATTGGCAACCCATGAGCGACAAGCCGATTAACTAAATCGCTAGCGTTCCACTTGTCGTAAGCCAGAGACTGCAAATCAAACCGTTCGGCCAGATCCACAACGTCAGCTTCAATCACTGCGTAGTCGGTAACGTTGCCCTCGGTCTGAGTCACGACGCCAGTCTCAACCCATGACGAATAAGGAACTGTCCCGCGCTCTGTTCTGTGTGATACCGCGCTATCAGGAACCCATCGAAGCCCGTAGGTGTAGATGACGCCATCCACATCCCATACCAGCCGGAACGATGCAAGGTCAGACGTTGACGCAAGGTCGAGGCCGCCCCAGCAAGGGAACCCTTCAAGCCAATCAAGATCGACCGCGCCGGAACATTGCTGCCACTTCGTTAAATCGATCCAGCCATCAGCAGTTGAAGCGGGACGGTTTAGCCTTTTGATACGAAATTCCGCCAGCTTCGACGGCATTTGTTTGGCCTCAACCGCCTCTTTTCTGATCGCTGAAAGTAGATGGGGGTTAACATCCATCAACGGATTGGCTTTTATCCAGACTGACTCATCAAACTCATCATCAGCCTTGATCTTTAACGTCTTGTTTTCTTCATCAACAGCGTAAAAAACAACTAAAAAATGGTCGGCGTCGTTGTTGAAAACGCCAGCAAGCAACCGCTTGGCGAACATTCTTATTTCTGCCCAAGGCCCAGGGTTTGTATAGCCTTCCGTCGTCGTGTAAAGCCACAACGGATTGCCGCGCGCGCCCGCCGCAGACGTTAAGACGTTGAGCAGGTCGGCGGTCTTGTGTGCGTGAATCTCGTCAAGCCCAACGTGCGACGGGTTTAATCCATCCTGCGTTGATGCCTTTGCGTGAATGGGCTTAAAGCTCGCGCCAGTTTCAAACCGGCTGATTGACTTAGCCCAAATCTCAAGGCCAAAGGCCTCGCGTAAGTCAGGCTCTTTCTCGATCATCCGCTTGGCGACATTAAAAATAATTGACGCTTGCGGGAATGTCGTTGCCGCGCTGATAACCTGCGCGCCTTCTTCTGGCTCGCAGCAAAGACAGTAGTTCAGAATGGCCGAACTCAGCGTGGACTTTGCATTCTTGCGAGCCACTGCGAACAGCGCAGACGTAAACCGGCGAGGGTGAAAGTCGCCATAACCTTCAATGAATACCGGCTCTCTCTTGCGAAAGCCGAAAAGCTGAACCACGAAAAAGACGTGAGACGGGTGCAGCGTAATGGTCGGCGTTTCCCACTTCCCTTCAACATGAGGCAACTTCTCGATAAAGTCGCAGGCGTCGTTAGCGTGCCAGTCGTCGAAAATGAACGCGCAGTCTTTCTTTTTTGCCCGAGCAAGATCATCAATGAAACGCTTCGCCGCCTGCTGGATAAGCAAGCCGTGACGCTTGCGCCGCTTGTCCTTTATCGCCCCTTTGGCGTAAGCCTTGGCGATGGCAACGTAGTCATGCATCACGCTTGCCGTTAGAGGCGAATGCATTTCCTTTCTTGCTACCAAGCTCAGGGAGTCCAGACCTGCTATGCGGGGTCATCCCGAAGTCCGCCATCAATAGTCGAAGCTGCGTTATCTTTGCAGCCGGAAACTCAGAGGGATCCTCTTTGAACTCAGACGCAAGCTCGCAATAAACAGACAGCGCCATCTCGTCAGTTTCTTTTATTACGCCGGATTTGAGCAGCTTCGGGACAACCAATAACCACTCTTCAACAGCGCCACCACAAAGCCATTCAGGCGGGGCAAACTCAGCGGGAGGCGAAATAACGCGCAACGATACTGGACTCTTTCTTGCTGGCATCTGAATGCTCCATCCTGCGACGGGCAGCTAATGCCTCGTCTTTGGTTTTGTAGCCTTCGCGTTGACGCCTGCCCTCTCGATCCATCTGAGCAATCCAGCGATTAGTTAGCTTGTCGAAAAATACACCGCGCTTTCCGCTTGTATTTCTAGCTGTCGGCCTGCCTTCGCCCCGCCGAATAACCAGCTTCTCTGGCCACATCGCCTTAGCTCTAACTCTATCTCTCGCGTAAATTCGATTGCCCTTAGCAAGATTGCACTTCCTGCAAGAAAGCTGAATATTGTAGGGGGCATGGTGTCCGCCACGGGAAAGCGGAATGATATGATCTAGCTCTGGCGCGGCATCATCATGAGAGCCGCGCAGCTCAATAGGTGTATCCGAGTCGCAAAGACTGCAAGCGCCTGCGTCCCTGTCAAACACATCAGAAAACGAAACAGGCCATGAAGGGGCCGCTGCAATATGAGCGCGCCTTCTGGCGTTGCCGTTCGATGAGCCTGCCCGCTTCCTGCATGACTCGGAGCAATATTTGACGAACCCATCTTTGCGCTGATAAGAAGCGCCGCAGCACTTACACTTTTTCTCTTCGGAAAGGCGCGCCGCCCTATTTCTTGCGTATCGGCGCTTTTGATCCATCCGCCTCTGGGCAGACCTTGCCAATGACGCGCATTCATCCGAGCAGTACTTTCGGCGACCTCTTACAGCTACAGCACAAGCGGCGGAATGACAGTGATTACACAGCAATGTAATCTCCCGACCGAAATGTTGAAGCATTTACGTGAAAGAAAGGCAGATCGGAAGAGCACACGTCTGAACTCCAGTCACCGATGTATGTCGTATGCCGCGTTCTCATTGA